AACGTGGCATTACATAGTTTCCAGTGTATACTGCTAGTGCTGCAGTTGATGTTGCTGCTCCAGCCGCTGCTAGGTTTTGTGCTAGTTGGTCTGTTGCGATTACTGGTGAACCGAATACAGTACCTACTAAGCCAGTAAGCTTACCAGCAAGTGCTTCGCCAACTTCTGACACATCTGTAAAGCCAGTTGCATCAATTAACTGATAGTATCCATCAGTTGGTATTATGTATGCTATGTCTAATGGACGTAAACCATACTTACCCATTTGAGCACGCATAGCCATCAAAGTGCCTGGAGTTACTTCTTGTGCTGTACTTGCATCAATATTAGTGCCTGTTGCTGCAGAATTAGCTACTGCTGCTGAAGCTGCTGCATAACCATTTGTATCATCAGTTCCGCTTGCTCCTACAAGACCAGTTGTAAATCCACCGCCACCAACTAAGATTGCTTTATCAATTGCAATTGCATGAGCTCTTGCTAATCCACTTTGAATAAGTGGCAAGAAGTTTACAATTACTTGCTCATCAGTATTATTGTCAATGAACTGTGAAGAAATTAATCTGTGTGCATTTAATACTTTTTGAGTGATAGTAAACTTATTGTTGTTTGCGCCTGCATCTTCTAACAAGTTACCGGTTACGGCACCTGTTGTTGCAAAGTTTGCGGGCTCAACATCAGGAGTGATTGGCAATACAGTTGCGCCTGAAGTTACCGCGATTTCACGGAAAAGAGGAGCAACTCTCATCTCTTGACGTACTTCTTCTTCAAAAGTAGTGCTGATAGTAGTCTCAAGAGCTGTAAGTGATGATGCTCCTGGTACTGCTACACCTGATTTTTCAAAGAGGTCTTTTGCAAAGGCAGTGTCATAGCCTTTCTTCGTAATCTTTCCAAGAATGTGAGCCTGTACAAGTTCCTTCTCGTATCCTTTGAGGTCGCCTTTGCCACGTCCTGCGAATGACTTCTTGCTATTACGCATAGCTTCGATTTCATCAGTTTTTTCTTTCAGATCTTTTTCATATTTTGCTGCAAGTGCTTTAACATCAAGCTCTTTTTGAGCATCCATATCTTTCTGAATATCAGCCATAAGTTTTTCAGCACCAGTTTCGATGCCAGACTTTATGCTGGATTTAATTGTTTCGGCTTCAAGAGCCTTTGCAGTTTCTACTTCAGCAGCTTTCGCTACCTCTGCTTCTTCTGCAGCCTTTTGCTCGGCCGCTTTCATTGCAATTTTAGCAGCAGTTTCCTCTGCTACCTTTTTAGCAAAAGCTTCCAAGTCGATTTCGGGAGTTTGTGTTGCTTCCGACATATCTATCTCCTTTGAAGAGGATTGCTCCTCGCTTTTAAAAGTTTTCTTAAAGTCTTCGTATTCCATTTCAGAATCGAAAGACTTCGCTAGAGAGAAAGTAGCTGCTTGATTGCATGGTACCGATACAACTGATACTTCAAACAACTCAGCGTCCTTTATCATTAATCCGTCGGTTTCTTTTATATAGTCAGCATCCTTGACTTTGAAACCGACAGAAAACGCTCCAAGGACACCGTCTTTGATTAAGTTGGCACATTCAGCATGCTGGCTGATTTTTGCCTCCATATGCAAACCATCGTTAGTTTGAGTAACTTTTGTTGCTCTACCAATCGGCTTGTTATAATCATGATTAAATAATATAATAGGATTCTTTTCAAAGTTTCCTAAGCCATTCTTCCATGCTGATGGAGAAATAGAATCTCCTGCTCGGTCGAAATCTTTTGTGCTTGCCATGCCACGAACTGTAACAGAACCATCATCTTCCGTTTCTGACTTAAATGTTGAATGCAAGTTAAATACTTTATTCATCTTCTGTTTCCTCTTCTGCGGGCCTACCGCCTTCGCTAGGATTGACTGCACTTCCTGCTATGTTTTGTGGAACTCGTATATCGTCTTGACCGTCCATTTCTTCATAACCTAGCTTATCTCGTGCTTCATTTATAGTTATAATTCCACCATTTACAAGAGATGTATAGTATGCTGCTGCATCTCTTAACTCTGGTTGAAGTGCTGCAATATCTGAAACATCTTCTTTTATCATGAATCCAAAATGTCTACAAAGAGCATGATTCATTTTCTTCACTATCGGTAATATTGTTTCTAAGTAATATAGTCTCATGTTTGGACGTATATTTGCATTATTACCAGAATCCATCATTATTGGTGGTATTCCAAGAGCTTTCAAAATAATTGCTTCATTCTTTGTAATTGCATCTTGAAAGTCTAAATCCTTAAAGTTAGTATTTGTATAACTATCTATCTCGATACCCCCGTCAAGAATAAGAGGTCTTCGTCCTCCAGAGTCCGGTCTATATCTTAGTGACCATGACTGTATCATTCTTTCTTTTATTTTCTCAGATAAAGTATTCGGACTCTTGAGTACTAAACCTGGAACAGCTCCATTTTTAAAGAAGTTGTCCTGAAATTGTCTCATATTTGACATAAGCTGCATTGTTCTCAATGCGGGCTTTAGTCTCGACACTCCTCTATAGATTGAATAGAAAGAGTTGTCTTTTATATGTATAATTTCGCTAGGAGAAAAGTCTGTTTTGTTGTAGCTATACTTCTCAATGTATGTTTCTCTGTCGCCATGTATTCTTACTTTGTCTGCTGGAAGGTGGTACAAATGGGCACCATCATAGTAAATAAATATATTTCCGTCAAGTAAGTAGTCTGTAACTAATGCTCTTTTAAATGAACTTACATCCTGAAACGGATTTGGTTCTACATTTAATAACAGTTCTACTCTTGAACGTTTTACTCCTTTTACAATTCCAGAAGTTTTAAGTGTTCCAACGACTGTCGCAGGTATCTCTGCAACATCGTCTACAATCATATTTACTCCACGATTTACAATTTCTATATTTTCGTAGTAGTATTCGTAATTCTGTGTTGGTTCTCGAGAAGATTCAATAGCCATGCCTTGATACTGCTGTGCTGGATTTAATTTTTCTTCTCGTCCAAATAATCTATCATACCAAGCCATTCTTTTCTCTCTGTATTCTCACCCATCTTTTTTGCTTTTCTGCTGTAGCAAGTGACGGCTCTTTGCCGTAAATAGAGTGAAGCTGTTTGTGGTGCACTTTACATAAAGTTACTGCTTCAACATATAACTCATCTTCGTGCTCGTCAATAAAATCTTCTCGAAGTGCTTGTATATACTGCGGATTTAAGTTGTTTTCTTTTAGCCATTTATTCAATAAGCCTGTTAAGCTATAGAAGTGGTGAAAGTCTAACTGATCTGTCGATCCACAGATATGGCATTTCGATTCCTTTTTATATCGTGATTTAGCCTTATCTCGAACATACTTTACTATGTCTCTTTTTAGCGTTGGCATTTTATACCTATTACTTTTATTCTAAGAGAATTGTAGCAAACTTCTACCGCAATGTCAAACATTATTTTTGCCATGGTATCCTTCAAAAGCTGGTGTTAGAAGTTATAAAAGAGTACAAAGAATATCGCATCGCATCTGCCATGTGTGAAGAGCGATCGTGCTTTGGTCTTTCCTTTAATAAGTTTGGGTTTGGGTCCCATTGATACGCTTCAATTGAATACATACTTTCCTTACACCTCTGATCTATAACAAGTTTATCATTGTCGACGATGCCTGCGACGTGTGCGATTCCATCAAGTATGGATTTTTTAGCATTAATCGTGGTGATGTCGTAATTTTGCGCCAAGTCAAATCTGGTTTGCTGAGCTGCTGAATCAATATAAATGAAGTCAATATCATGCTTATCGATAAGACTTCGTATCTGTATAGCGTGTTGTTCAGTGGTTTTCTCCGCGTCCATGTACTCATCTATTAAATAGAATTTTTCTGTTTCCCAGTCGTAAGCAATTACACAAAAGGCAGTAGGATCCTTGTACCCCACGTCAAGGCCTGCAAATACATCCATTGTAGTTGTATCAAGTTGGGTGAAATCTTGCACACACTCTTCGAAATTAAAGTTCCAAACTTGTCCTTCATAAGTATTAAAATCTGCTTCATATTCTTGTCTAAATTCTGCGTCTGACATTGATTTGCGAGCTTCTATAATATCTGCTTCGCTCATTCGTGGATTTGATTTATAAGTTGCTTTTATTGAACACCACTCTGGAAACTCATCTGAAAAGCCTCTTTGCCAAAACTGAGAGAACCAATTGTTTCTTCCACGTGGTGTAGAAATAAATAATGCTTTTGAGTTAGGCTTGTCTAAAGTTGGTCTTAGTGCTACATTAAAAGCGTCTCGCCCATCAACAAGTGCGGCTTCGTCAAATATAATAAGATCATAACTGCGACCCACACAAGAGTCAACTTGATTGATTGATCCCATGCGTATTGTGGATCTATTTGATAGTTCAATAACTTTGTCTTTTGCATTGTCTCTCACTACTTCTAAATCAAAGTGCTTTATTAGTTGTCTTTGTAAGTCAAAAGAAATCTGAGACAGCGCATAATTGGGCGACATAATTAATATGTTTGAGGCTGGTACAAGAGATACCAGTTGTCCTACTATGTTTGCAATGTAAGTTTTGCCTTGCCTACGGGAGATCGCTGCAGAGACAAAACGGTACTTCGGGCTATTAACTGCGTTAATAATTGCTACCTGGGATGGTAATGGTGTTATTTCCAATAAATCCAAATACGGTTCTATCGGAAGTTTAAGATAGCGTGCCTCAGATTCAAATTCTAACAGATAGTCGGGGATAATATCTTTCCGACTTATTTCTATACTCATTTACTTTTTACTCATGTATGCCTGCGCTCCAAAGTACATACCGACTATCGAGGCCTGCGATAAAAATATCATATCACTCATTGAACTCCAAGTCTCTAACTTACTTTCTGGAATCAATAATGATATAAGTGGATAAGCACACATAGCAACAATTGCTACCCATGCCATTCTTTTTTGTGCTTCGGCTTTTTCTTCTCGAAGCTCAATCTCAATCATTTCAGAAGCTCGTGAAAGCTCTTTGTCGCTTACCACTCCGTCACCGTCTGCATCATATTGTTTATACCTTGAATCGGCTTCAAATTTTTTAATCATTATTCTCTTCTTCTTCCTTCGGCTTTGCCCTTGTTCGAATAACAATCAACGTATCTTTTTCGTCAAGAGAAACTACAACTGGCGTACATACTGCTGACTGTACCGGATCAACATACTTTTGCTCTCGCATAAATTCTT